GTAACATTATTCCAAACGTTTTTAATCTTTTCTCCTAAATTATTGAAGAATTCTGTTACTTTTGCAACATCGTCTTTCCACAATGTAACTATTGCGTTTGCTACATCACTAATAAAGGTTTTAATACTTTCCCAAATCTCTTTTACATTATCTCCAAAGTTTCTAAAAAACAGTATTACATTAGCAATCATATCAATCATACTATCCCAACTTTTTTTCCATTGTTTAACCTGCCGAACTGCAATCTCTATCAAATCTCCTATAACTCCCAAAAGAAAACCTATCGCACCTACTATAATCACTCCAATTATCTGTGCTATCGTTTTAAGTATTTCCCCTACTGGACTATCAACTATTTCAGCCCATAGTTCTGCTAAAGCATCCTTAACCCTGTTAAACTGTGGCACGACAAACTCTCTAAAAAGTTTAGCAATGGGTTCAAAAAAGTCTTTAATCTTCTGTATAATAGGGTCTAGTTTCTCTTTAACCTTTCCTCCTAATTCTCCTATCTTCTTTCCCACTTCATCAGTTATATCCCAAAGCCCACCAGTATCTAAATCTAACCCCCCTATATTTCCTATACCACCTCCACCTCCACCTCCACCACCCTCGTCTTTCTGGTTGAGTACAGTCATCTCGTCAAACCCTGCCAAACCCTGCATTTCCTTTTTAAGTTTCTTTGTAGCACCAGTTGTTTCATCTACTGCCTCTCCGACCTCCTCTATACCATCTGCTGTACTACTAGCCTTTACTTCCGGAAACTTAAAGTTAGCCAAACCCTCCATATGCTTACCTAATACAGGTATTCTTGCCAAGAAACTACCCAACATCCTAATTACATAAACAATGTATGCTGAAACTTTAATAGCCCAATCTCTAAATGTCTGTCCATTAGCCCTTAACCAATTTCTAATACCTTGTACAAATTGTAATACTGCACTTGATACAGTAGCAAATAAGGGTTCTAACATAGCACCTAACTCCTCAAATATAGAGGTACTAGCGTCCTGAAGTGAGGACATCATTTTACCTGCTGTGGTATAACTCTCTGCATAAGTACCTACAACTTTCTGACCCTCTCTCATTACAAGGTTTAATCTCGCCTGTGCCTCCTCCTGTGCAGTAAGTTCCATTCTGTCCTTACCTATTGATTTCGCAAACTCTCTGTACTCTGTACCAAGATTACCAATAGCAACCATACCCTCAACTGCACCTGTCTGCCCTCTATTGATAAAATCCGTTAATCTTTCTATACCCTCACTAGAACTCACACCTGCACTAGCACCCAAATCTTTCATACTTAATACCAAAGCATTTACACCAGTAACAGTTTTTCCAGTCCTACCATCTAAAGCCCTTAACCCTTTTTCAGCATCCCAAATACTAGGGTTCATTTCTGCCAACTGTTCATTAGCCTCTCCAGTACCCTCTGCCATTTGTATAAGCCCTGTTCTTGCTAAAGAACTTATAACCTGTTCTGCTTTAAGCCCATAAGTGTTAGCCTCTGATAAACTATCCCTTAACTCATTAACCTTATCAGAACTAATACCCATATTCCTAGTCAAAACATCTGTTGATATTCTCATCCTAGATAGTGCAGTACCACCTTCAAATACTTTCATTGCCATTTGCCCAAAAGCCCTACCAATTACCTGCACACTTTTCATTAAAACCTTTGCACCTATATTAGCAACCAACATTGCCTTACCCATTTTAGAATAGTTAGTTGCAACTGCTTGTGCTGAACCTGTCATTGCATCAACTTGCCCGTTTAATTGGTCTAGTTTACCCAGTACATTACCCATTTCCTCGTGGAACTTTGAGGCTTGTGCTGATATAACAACTGTTAGGTTCTCTTTTTCTGTCATTTAACTTTACCACCTAATATTATTGTATTTCTTCTCATAATTTTCTCCATTTCTTTGTTTGTCATTACCTCTCCTCTAGGTTTATCTTCCCAAAGAAAAGGTTTTTTAGGATACTTTTTAGGGTCATTTATTGCTATTGCAAGATATTTCCCTAAATTAAAATTATTTACATCCATTTCCCTTGCCCTTTCTTCTGCTTTATTTTTATACACCTCCAAGTGCTTCTGAAACTGTTTAGGAGTTTCTTCCCAATAGGTATCTAAATCTAAACCAACTCGTATTGCTACCTTTTCGTTTTCCTCCCATAATTTCCCAAAGTACTCTAAACCCCCTCCGATATTGCCTTGTTCATATCTGACTTTATCTTCTTGAGATTTAGTTTTCGTGGTAAAAAACCTGCCTCCTGTAACTTCTCCATAATAAGAGTGTAAAGTTGTATTGTATCTTTATTGTCTTTAAGATATTTATCTATTTCGTCAAAGGCTTTCTCCTCATCTACTCCCAAACCCTTTTTAACAAACAGTACTATATTCTTCATTGAATATTCTGCCAATACTTCTTGTACAGGTCTTTTTGCCTCTACCTCTATCTCATTTATTGTCCTCGGTGTATATTTCAAATCCATTTTAAGTTTCTAAAAAATAATATAAAAGTGCAGGGTGAGTTTCCCCACCCATTACTTTATGCACTTGCCTCAACACCAGTATATGCAGGTTGTCCTGATATTCTGATACTTCCGGTAAATGTTCTAACTCCCTCAACAGTTGCCTCTCCCTCTTTGAAAGATTTAACAAATCCATCAAAAACCCAAGTTGAACCATTAGGTGTTTCTACTGTCCATTCCTCTACTGCCTGACTTTCTGCCAATGCTAACATATCCTCCATAGCGTCTTCGGACTTAATAATCCCCTCAAGAGAAACCTCTCCTGCGTCCTTAAAACCTGCTATGAACTCTTTATAGCCTCCGGTACTGTCAAGAGTAGTAACATCAACCTCATCACTTTCCAAACCTACTTCTCCAATAGAGGTCAAGTCTGCAATGACTAGGTCGGCAATTTCTGAACCTGACATAGTTTTTGTTAGGGTTGTGCCTAAACTTTTTGTACTTGCCATTGTATTAAACTAAAAAATTAAACCTTGTTGTTATGTGACTTGTATTCTCGTCTGGCACATCCATTGCCATCATAAGTCTAAAGTCGTTTTCTAACATTACCTGTTCAAGAGAGGCTAACAACGAACCACTCCCTGCACTATTTTTCGCAAATATATCAACTACTATTTCAATATCCTGATACCCTATATCTTTTTCTAATAAATACTCTGGTACATTACTGTCTATATAAAAGACAATAGTAGGTAAATCCTTAAACACTTCCGGTGTGTTTTGATATACAGTTACACCATCAATGGTATTTAGTATTTCATAGACATCTTTTTTCGGTTCATATAACATAGTTCCTCCTTATTGTAAGTGTTTAATAAAATGATTTTCTACTAATTCCTTAATTGCTTTCTGATGTGTTTTCATTGCCCTAAACATATGAGGCTGTGGAGGTACATAGGTTAAACTTCCATCTTTTCTTCTTACAGTAAAACCAAACTCTTGATGTGGTGCATACTCTACCTTGTTATACACCATACCTACTACCTGTTTGCCCTTACCGATTGTTTTTCTCCTTATGCCCCTCCTCAAGTTACCAGAGGTATCACTCTTTTGATATGTACCTCTTAACCTTGTAGAGGGTCTTGCCTGTACTCCTTGCCCAACACTAACAGGTGCTAACTCTTTAGCAGTTCTTTGAATATATTGAGTACCCTTTCTAATAGGAGGTGCAAGGTCAATATTCTTAACCTTTTTATACTTCACCATTAGTTCTTTTAACCCAATTATTCCTGCAACCATTTCTTTATTATCAATATATTATGTGTATCGTATGGTATAGCCTGTATTACTTTGTATATATCTGCGTCATACTTCAAAATAGTTCCGTTTTCTATATCTTCGTGTGTTGATATAGTTGCGTCTATTTCTTCGTCTATACCATATTCCTTTTGTACTTCTTCTAGTCTGTCAAAGTTAATATTACCGGTAAAAGTATTTGTAGTTGCTGTTTCATTTATACTAGCCCAACCCTCGTCATCTACAACCTCACTTGAGGTATAGACTGTAAAGGTCTTGTCATAAAAATAATTTGCTATATTGTTTATAAAACCATTAGGTACTTTCAACTATCGTAGGTATTCTAAAGTTATTTAGGAGATTTCTTAATCCCATTAAAACTTCTTCGTCATCCTTGTTAGCCATATAACTTTCTAAACTATCTCCAAATGTAATACTTTGATTTCCATCAGAGATACTTTTTATCTCTTTAGCGTCTGTACTGTCTTGGTAAGTTTTGTAAGTCTGATTAACAACCCTCGCAATAGGTAATACTAATTGAGTAGGAATAGGGTAGGCTGTATATTTCTTCCAAAATAGATAGTAAGTTTCGTCAGTATCCGATTTGTCTGTTATAGGATAATCCTCAACATCCTCTTCATAATCCCTGATTAACTGGTATCTATTAGTGTAAGTCAGTACTCTATCCACTACCTCGTCAATAACTAGGTTGAGTACATCATCATCCTCTGATAAATCAGAGTTAATGATTAACACCTTTTCCAATATGCTATTTTTTATCTCATCCATAGTTTGCAGACTTCAAATTAGATAACTAATGCCTATGCACTAGCATCTGAAAAGTCAGCATACATTATCAAGTCGTCCATAACAGCCTGTGTGCCATAATGGAAAAACAACTCAATAGCAATAGCATTTGATAGTGGTATTCTATCTACCTCATAAGGTTGTGCTGTTACAGGTTGTGCAACTGCACCCTCTACCATTACAATAGCATCAACTGATTGCCTTGTATTAGAGAAAACTCTTACTCCGTGAAAATACTCTGCACTTACTCCACCCTCTCGTGGGTTAGGTAAAGTATCAATATAATTTCTTAACTCTCCATAATATGTTGGAGAAAGTGTAAGAATTATCATATCTCTATCTACACCATCTACATTATCATTCTCAACTGTTTCAAGTTCCTGAATTAAAGCCTCTACCTTATCTACAATAGTATCTCCGGTAATGGTCTTTTCAGTACCTGCACTAACAGCCTCTGTGAAAAATGCTGTGTCTAACTCTCTAATTAACGATTTCTCGTGATTTATTCTTCTCTTACCAAGTAAGTCAGCAATTCCATAAAACTGGACATCCTTCCACTCTACTTCCTCAACTATTTCCTTGTCTTGGTCAAGGTTTATTGTAACCTTGTTATCTGAAACACTATCTCCAGCACCACCACCTCTAGCAGTTCCGTATGCTTGAGAAGCAGAAGTCATTAGTCTGCTTACCTCAACTGAACCTGCCTCTGGGTTTCCTGAAAGATTGATGTTCTTGATTTGAGAAGATATTGCACCTTTCTGTATCATATCTATCAACTCTGCGTATCCCTCTATAAGGGTACTTTCGGTTGCACCATCTGATAGAAAAATGCTTAATGCATCTTCTTTTGCCATATCAATAATCTATAAAATTAACTCTAAAAACTTGTTACAACCCTTTTAGGTGTAGGTTTAGAGTTAGGTTTTACATCTTTAGGTGGAGAACCTTTTAATTTGTCTGCTACCGATACTTCTACCGATTTCTGATAAGTTTCTATAAACTGTTCAGCCTTTTCTAAAGTTTTATCTCTATCAGGGTCTATTACCAAATCTACTAAATGTAGTGGTACTTTAGCCTCTGAAAACTTATCTATTATCTCTAATCGGTTTTCTCTTTCAGCCAAAACTAATTCCTTTTTGTTTAAGTCCTCCTCATATTTTTTCTGTAATTCCTCTTCTCTTTCTTTAGCAGATAGATTAGCAAGTTTTTCAATTTCTTTCTTTTCTTGTTCTAGTTCTTTTGCTTTTTCTTTTTCTAGTTCCTTAACCTCTTTCTGCCATTTCTCCCTCTCCCTAGCAAGTCGTTCTGTGATAATCTTATCAACATCCTCTTGCTTAAAGGTTGTGTCCTCCTGTACTTCCTCATTGTTAGAGGTTTCTGGAGTATCCACCTCTTGAGTATTTTTCTTTTCGTCTTTAGGCATAATTACCTATTACTTAATTTAATCCGTTTAACCCTCGTCAGGTATCTCTATATAATATAACATACATTTCAAACTATGTGCAACAGGCTAACACTATTAACTTCCCATAACTTTTACCCTATCCATTTTCTCTTTAATATAAGTTTCTGCAACCTCCCTTTCCTCTTTACTCATTTCCTCAAGATTTACGGGCATTTTACCCAGTTCTACATCTTCTACAAACCCATACTTATCCATTATCTCCTTAATAGTCATAGTTTTGTTTTAACAATTTATATAACCAACTCCTCTAATATTTTCTCATAAAACTTTGCATAATTAGGACACTCTTTCTTAAACACTTTAGGATTTAATCTATATTGTGCATAACCATCTGCAAACACCTCTAATTCATTATACAAGTAATCTAAATAATACTTTTCAGTAGGTAAGTAATAGTTGGGTCTTGATTTAGAGGGTATTTTAATTCCCTCAAGTGCGTTTTTAATATAACTATCGTCATACCCTCTATCTTCTTTATCCAAGTTATGTCTATATCTATTTACAACAATTTTGTTAGTTTCTTCTCCGTGTCTTTCTAACATATTACTCCCCTTGCCATAAGTACCATCCTTTGCTATTGAATAAAACAAATCCTTAAACTCTTTAGTTCCTGACACAACTCCCTCTTGGTCTTGTAATCTCCCTGCCACACCTGAACCAAATCTTCTATGCTTATATTCCCAATCCTCATAACCTTTAACACTTAACTTTGCCAAATCTATACTGTGTCCTAGTTCGTGAAAAACAGTTTTGGTCATATCCTCGTCACTTCTATTAGACTTAATAGCAATAACCCCCTCCCTTTTATTAAAATATCCATTATCCGAACCTGCCCCTTTTAATATATCCGTATTAAACTCATACTCCCTATTTTGTATAAACTCAACCTCCCTATCGGTTAGTGGTAATTTAATAGACATCCCCTTGCCATTAGACCTTTCCAACTCTACCTTTCCCTTACTATCTACCTTAAAAGCATTATACTTCTCTACAAACTTCTCCTCTATAAACTTAAAATTATAATCCTCTGCTATATCGTGTATAAACTTTTTATTAAAGTTTTCTGTACTCTTATTGTCAGGTTTAAGGAGTTTCATCCTCTCTACATACTTATCCCTTACCTCGTTAGCCATTTCGGTTATTTCTGTTTCAGACTTCTGGGTCAAATCTCCCAACTCCAACCTATACACACCCTCCTTACCAACTACAACCATCTCGTATGCCCTTTTAGAGATTGCTACCGATACATCTGGTGCTGATATGTTAGTAGGTTCTCCCTGATATGGGTGGTTGTGTATTATTATATTCCCCTCTGCCTCGTTCCATTGCTTTAGGTTAAAATTAACCTCCCCATAGTTGCCCTTGTTCTTGGCTAGTATCTTTCCAGTTTCCCTGTCTATAATGGCACTATACTCAATGTCCTCGTCTTTGTGCTTCTTGCCCCACCTCATTATTACCTTATCAACCGTTTTCTTTTTCTTTTCTTCCTCGTGTTTTATTAACCTGTTTTCCCACTCGTCTGTACCTATTACAGTTTTATCCCCATACTTAACCTCATCCTTAAAAATCAACTTGGTGCTACTTCTACAATTAGGGTGTAGTGGTGGGTAATTAAACCCTGCCTCTGCCTCCTTAACCCTAAACACCATACCATCTGTTAATTCACAAATGTCAGAAGTCCTGTTATCCAATATAGCCATATACTCATAAAACTCTATACCCTCGTCTATATAACTTTGTAACTCTGCTTGATTTTGAAAGTAGTTAGTTTCTGTTCTTACCAATCGCATAGCATTGCTTTTACCAACACCAAACTCATACTGCAACTGTTTAGAAACTTTTTCGTATGACATACCACTCATTACAGCACCACCAATTATTCTAGGTACTGCCTCCCCAATCCTTTGATTGAGTATTGATATATTACTCCAAATCCTACTAGAGAAGTTACCACCCTGCCAGTCCTCCCTCAACATTTGATTAAGTTCAGTATTATCTATCATAGAAAAAGGTATCATTTCCTTGTTAAAATACTCCCTCAAATCCTCCCTGCTAGTTTTGTAACTCTGCTGAATAATGTCTTGGTACGCACTCTCTTGTATCCTTTCCTCTTTATTAGCTATTGATTGTACCTCCCAAAATATTTGCTGTTCCATTGCCTTTAACCTGTTAATCCTTGCCAAGTACCTTTCGTGGTACAACTCATCTACCTGCACCCCTGCCTCGTTCATTTTGCCTATAATCTTTTTTATAGTTTCCTCTCTTTCCCTACCTGTTATAACTTTCTTTAATTCACTTGTATCCAAACCAGTTTGTGTGGAGTAAGTTTTGTATATCTTCTCCACCTCTCTGTCTATATGGGATAATGCTTGGTCGTATATAGGCAATATCTTTTCAATAGCCCCTAAACCAGTTTTCTCTGCCTTGTCTAATCTTCTTTTAGTTCTTTCTAGCCAGTAGTTATCCATCTAACCTAGTATTAGTTTAACTACTCCTCTGTTTCTTCTTCTGTGTTTTCGGTTAGTTCCCCTGTGCCAAATTGAGGGCTTTCAAAAGAATACTTACCTTTTTCTTCCTCTCTATTTAACTCAACACTTTTACTAGCGTCCTCTACAAAGGATAACTGCCCAACCAATGTTTCGTCATCTACTAGGTGCGATAGATTATTAACCATCTGTGAAGTTTCTAAATCGTTCTGTGGTAGATTTCTCTTGAATACTAGACTTATATTGTACAACTCAATCTCCTTACTAGCATTTATACTTGCTAGGTAGTTATTGTATAACTCAACCCTTTCCAACAGCCCCTTTTCAAAATACCTTTCCTTATGCTTAACGCTCTGTTCAAAGGCTAGTAACTTATACCTAATAGCAACACCACTTGAATTACCTACAAAGTTTTCATCTGACATATTAGGTGTTTGACTTATTTTGTGTATATCGTTCTCTATGTTCTGCCTTAAAATATCTACTTGGCTTTCGTCTAGGTTCTTAACTAGGTACTCAACCTTACCATCCAAAGGTATGTTAAACATAGTCTTGTTGGCAATTACCTCATCCATCTGCCCATCTTCCATATTAAAACCATACCCCACAAGGATTGCCTCAACTAATTGTTCCTTATCATTAACCCTATCCGATTGTAAAATATTGTATGCATCTATTAAACTAATTACCTGTTCAAAGTCGCCCATTTCCTCGGAGTTGTTTCTATACTCTATTAAGGGTACTTTACCAAAGGTGTGTGCCTCCCCCTCTCCTACAACCAATTTATTACCTGAAACACAATCGTATTCCTTCTCACTATCATATACAGTTACTCTGTCATATTCTCTTTCCCCTGTTTTCACATCCTGTTCTTTAATCTCATATATAATCCCAAACATTTTCTCGTGTGCAACTGTGTCATCATAAACACAAATAGCATTTCTAACATCTATATCAGTACTCCTTACATTGTTCTCTACTGTATAAACTAACTCATACTGCTTACCAAATATTGATAAGTCTTTAGCAATCTCTACATCCAAGTCTGGTATTGTTTGTTCATTGTACTCCTCTAAAACTCTGTCTATATTAAAACCCTCTGCCACCTTATAATCAACTGGGTTTCCCAATAGGTAGCCAGTATTTATATCAGTTATATACTTTGAGTGATTTATAACCACCCTGTTATTTTTAGCAGTTCTGGGTTTAGCCCTCTTTAATATATCGTGTTCCCCTTTGTAATATCTTTCTAACCTATCATATCTTTCTTTTTCTTCCTCGTTATAATCAATCGCCTCCTCTATCAACTCTTTTGATACCTCTCTATCTTTATCTACTGAAAACATATTTTTATTCCTAAAAGATTATATATATATACTATCACTTTTTTATATACCAAGTCTATCTCGGTCAAAGGTTTGTATCTGTGTTCTCCTACCTAGTTTCATAATAGCAACATATCTAACAGCATCTATACAATGATTAAACACATCAACAGGCTTGTTAATAACATTACCAACCTTATCCTCTTGAAACTTATACTTTCTTAACTCGTTCTCTAACTCTGTACTTCTTTTTGTTATATGTATCTTGTACTGTTTAAGTAGGTCTATTCCGTACATAATACTATCAGCACCCTTTTTAGCACCCCTTATATTGTAGCCCTGCCTCCTAATCTCCTCTATACTTTTAGGTTCTGAACTATCAGCATATATCTCATCTCTTTTGTTTATCTGCAACTCCTCGTACCTAACAACTATGTCCTGATTAGTCATACCTGTTTTATAAAGCACTTGGTCTAAATATATTTCGTTATCCATCATATACAAAGCAATTAGTGTAGTAGGGTCGTTTGTATAACCAAAGTCTTTACCATATGCTATAAACTTTGCTTGTTCTGGTATATCCTCAACTACATCCCAATTATCAAACACAGTACCCTTTAACCTTGCCTTATTACCCAACCCATACACTTGCCACATATAGTTATCAGCAGTTCCATTAGCAATATTCTCTGGTGTGGGTTTATAACTTAATATCTTATCCCTCATAGTTTGAGGTAAGAAAGGATTATCTAGCTGGGTTGATTTAATTACTATTACATCAGGTCTTTTAGGCAAATCAAACACCCAATGTAAATCGTCATAAGGGTTGTAGTCTAATATGCCACCAACTGATGTCCTCATTTCTAACTGGTCAAAATGCTTTTTACCTACCTCCATTGCCTCGTTTATCCAAAACCAGTCTTGTGTTCTTCCGTGAAGTTTCTCTGAATAATCCAAGCCATAGAAAGCAAACTCTGAACCATTAACATTGTAAACCTGTTCTGCCCTATTAACATTTATATCAGGACTAATAGGTAACTCCATTAGATTTATAATCTTCTTAAAGTCTAGTAGCAGGGTACTCTTAATCCAAGTCATTTTATCCCTAACAATAGTAACAGTTATTCCCTCTCCTGCAATTGCTTTACCCAATAAGAATTGAAAAATACTCCAAGTCTTTGAACTTCTACTTCCTCCTTGATGGCATATAATCTTGTAATCTTTAGAGGCATTAACAGTTTTCTCATATACCTCTGTACAATCAATTAGTTTCTCCATTATCTTCCTCTGGTCGTTTTATCCTAAAAGTGTAGGTACTAATTTCCTTACCACCACTTTTAACATCAACCTCTTGAGGTGCTTTACTTATATGTCTGTCTAACCAATCAATCGTATACTTCTGGCTCATTAAATAGTTAGCTATCTTAACCTCTCTTAAAGTGTGATTCTCTGGGTGTGCTTTAAGTCATCTCGCCTTTTGCCATAAACTCGTCTAGTATCTTCTGTGCTTCTCTTCTTCTTTCCCAACCCTTACTCTTTGCTTCTGGACTAGGTTGATTCTCAGAAGTAAACTGTGGCTTTAAGTTGTCTAAACTCGGGTTTTTTTCTGTGTTTTTACTCATTTT